CCATGATGTTACCACTATCCACTGTATGGTCCTCTATGATACAGAAGAGGACACCTATACTGAATGTAATGACATCGGTACTGGAGAGCCGATTACAAGAGCTATCACACTCATTGAAGAGGCTGACCGGATTGCTGGTCATAACATTATCAACTATGACTTACGGGTAATCAAAAAACTCTACCCGTTCTTTGAACCACAGGGTGAGGTCATTGATACCCTCATCCTATCTAAACTATACCATCCAGACATGATGGAACTAGATAAGAGACAGAAGTGGAAGGATATGCCTACCAAACTATATGGCAGGCACAGTCTTCTATCTTATGGCTATCGTCTAGGAGAATACAAAGGTGACTACGGTCAGGATGCTGACTGGAAAAATTGGTCACAAGAAATGCAAGATTATTGCAAACAAGACGTTGTTGTTTCCACCAAACTATGCGACCACTTCCATCCTTACCTGAATGGGTCACGCTAGAACATGATGTCGCCAAGATCCTTACCCAACAAGAAGAACATGGATGGAGATTTGATGTCGAAGCTGCACGGGAACTTGAATGTGCTCTCCGACAAGAGCTTTTCGATATTACTCAAGTACTTCAAGACAGGTTCCCTTTCGTCCCAGGAAAAGAGTTTACTCCAAAGCGAAATAACAAACGTCAAGGATACGTGGAAGGTGCCACGTTCACGAGACTCAAAGACTTTAATCCCGCCAGCAGAGACCACGTAGCATGGATCCTAACGAACTACGACAATTTCCAGAGCCAGACTACTACGACTTCTGGGAAAATGAAGATCGACGAGACGACTTTGAAGAACCATGGAACTGGGCTTTCCCTCCAGTTCTTCAGGATTCTGGAGATTACGAAGAGCCTTGGGATGATATCGGAAGGCGTGAACGCATGGCTGAGGCTGTGTACGAATGCTAAAAGGCTCCATCACGGATGCTCAACAGGGGCAGCGACAGGAAGATGTGTGCACTCACATCCCAACCTCGCCCAGGTTCCCAGCGACGAACGATTCCGACGATTATTTCTACCTACTGAAGGTCAAGTTATGGTCGGCGCTGATCTTAGTGGCGTTGAGCTTCGCATGTTGGCACACTATCTCGCCCGTTACGACGGCGGAAGATACGCAGACATCCTCCTTAATGATGATATCCATCAGGTAAATGCTGATAAGATAGGCATCACAAGGAAACTTGTAAAGAACGTCACCTATGCTTTTCTATATGGAGCAGGTGATATGAAAATCGGACACACCTATGATCCACTACTCTCAGACGCTCGAGCTAAATCCAAAGGTAAGGAAATTCGTGCGGCATATGTCGATGCGATTCCTGGACTTTCTGATTTATTGGGTGCGATTAGAAGTGCGGGGGAGCGTGGCTTTGTTAGGGCGATTGATGAACGTAAAATCAAGTTATCAAGCCCGCATTGCGCACTCAACTACCTACTACAGGGATCATCTGCTACACTAGCTAAGAAATGGCTGTTGTTAGCACACGATAATCCTTACTGCTGTTCTCAACTAGCGTTCATCCATGACGAACTCCAATACGAATGCGACCCCGAGCATTCCTCGTTACTCCAGTCCCATCTGGAGTCTTCGGCTACAAAAGCCGGTGAATATTACAAACTCCGCTGTCCCATCGCAGCAGAATCAAAAGTAGGTGCCAACTGGCACGAGGTACACTAATGGATTACGAATCACATGAATTTCTAGTCGATGGGAGTGTTGCTCGCACTTATGATGAGCTCAGCTACCACGACAAAATTAAAGTCCGAGCCCTGCAAGGGTTAGACAAACTAGCTGCTAGCCTCAACTCTATTGCCAATGTAAAGGCTATTGAGTTTCAGATCAACCATCTCAATACTATGTCTGATGGGTTTACTGAACAAATGGCTGAGAAAGATGAGGAGATTGTCCAGCTGACCTCTCAACTAAGCAACATTGAAAATGCTCAAGCTGCTAGTAGGGCTCTACTGGAAGCTGAAATTGCCTCATTGAAAGCAGCAAACGAGTCTCTCAAAGAGAACTTCGATAAATTTAAAGCAGTGCTTACGAGCATTGACCACCTCACTGATGAAGTTATTGATTGATGCGGACTTCATTGTTTATAAAGCCTGCGCAGCTTGTGAGACAGAGATTGACTGGGGTGATGATGTCATCATGGTCATCTCTCAATTCTCTCAAGCATACAAAGCAGTTAAACGAGAACTCCAAAAAATAGAAGATGCTTTCTTTAATAGCACCGATACTATTCTTTTCTTTAGTGATAGCCGCAATTTTCGGAAGCTTGTTCTTGACTCCTACAAAGGACACCGCAACCGAAAGAAACCCTGCGGTTATCGAAGAGTAATAGAAGAACTAAAAACTGAATATGAAGTTATCAGGATGCCAAACATTGAGGCTGATGATGCAATGGGCATTTATGCTACACTGCACCTAGACAACATTATTTGTTCACCTGATAAAGACATGAGACAGATACCTGGTAAGTTGTATAACTTGTCAGAAGTCACACTCATTACACCTGAAGAGGGTCAGAAATGGCACTACATTCAACGATGGCAGGGGACCAAACTGATGGTTATTCCGGTGTTCCTGGTATTGGTGTAAAACGAGCAACAGAGTTGCTTGAGTCAGAAGGTTATAAGTGGTCAACTGTAGTCAAAGCATTCAAAGAAAAGGGACTCTCGGAAGAGGTTGCTCTAATGAATGCTAGGCTAGCTAAAATCCTACAATGCACCGATTATGACATCACCACAGGACAACCAATCTTATGGACTCCCTCCGATGCCAGTGATGGAGCTGACAATGGAGCAAGAGTTTCAGTATCGAAGGATCACTGACCTCTTACCTCAGGCACAGAAAGATGATATTATTACCATCTACCTTGCCTTGCAGAAACAGAATTACTGCTTATCAAATACAATTAAAAAGTTACTAGCAGAATGGCCAATTCACCCCAGTACTACACAAGAGGAAGCATTGAAGTTTGGGACTTTGTTCGAGATCAAGGACTTTCCTACCACCTAGGCAACGCTGTGAAGTACATTTGTAGGGCAGGTCATAAAGACTCCTACACCCAAGACCTACAAAAAGCAATCCACTACCTACAAAATGAGCTTCAACATGCAACATGCGGAGGAGTTCCGCCACAAGTTCGGAGTACCTACCAACCGCCAACAACGCTCTACACAGAAGACTTTGATCGTTGAAGAGGTCAAAGAGTTTCTGGAAGCAGAGCAATGTATGATCAATGGCTTCACTCGCAATGAGTCTGAATGCCTTAAAGAACTAGCAGATGTCGTCTATGTCTGCTTCCAATTTGCTTCTGTGATGGACTGGGATCTCGATGAAGCTCTCCGTCGTGTCCATCAATCAAACCTTTCTAAACTTGATGATGAAGGCAAGCCCGTGTTGCGTGCCGATGGCAAAGTGATGAAAGGTCCTAACTACCAACCACCCGACTTGTCTGACCTAGTATGTCTGAAGTAATCGCCCGTACTGGTCGTGTCCAATCATGGATTGACGACCCAACCTCTCGACTGCCAGTGAGCTGCACTGTGTTTGTCGTCGATAACGAAATGGAGGGACCAGAAGGTATCGAAGCTTCCTGGCGTTTCGTCTCACATGCTCTCCGCTATGGAGCTGGCTGTGCTGTCCATCTCTCTCGTCTTGACCCCAAAGGATTTGAACGTCCTTCAGGGGTAACCGCATCAGGACCGGTTAGTTTTGGAAAAATCTATTCCTCTCTCAATGAGATCCTCCGACGTGGAGGAATTTATAAGAATGGTGCTGTGGTACTCCATTTGGACCTTAATCACCCTGACTCTCTTGAGTTTATACAAGCACCACGTCATGAACTCCCTTGGGTTAAACGATGCATCAACATTACAGATGAATGGTGGCAGGCGTGCTCTTTTAAGGAGGAACTACTCTTTGCCATTAAGGCAGGAGACATTTGGCTCAACAAAGTAAAGTATGATGATGAAGGAAAACGAATCAGAGGAAACGTTTGTCTTGAAGTGTACCTGCCATCTAGAGGGACCTGTCTCTTGCAGCACATCAATCTCGCTGCCTGTGATGTGGACGGAATACCAAAAGCTTTCGCTGATGGTATGTTCGAGTTGTGTGAACTCCATGGTCGCACAGGTGTTGGCGAATCAGGAGAGTACCTGCCTCCCGAAGTGGACCGTCAAGTCGGAC